TTTTTATTCACACCCGTGCAAAAATAAATGTACTAAATTTTAGACTATATTTGTAAATATGAAAGGAAGGCCACGAATACCAACCGAAATTAAGGTAATGAAGGGAACGCTAAGCCCGAGCAGGGAATTAGCCGCGCCTATGATTGTCGAACTAAGCGAAGGGGTGCCACAACCTCCCGCGCACTTAAACGCTTTGGGCTTTGAGTACTGGGATATTACTTGCAAGGAATTGAAAAACAATCATTTGTTAACAGGCGTTGACTTGGGATTAGTTGCCGGGTACTGCAACGAGTTAGGACTTTACAAGAAAGCGTGCGGAATGACAGAGGCCGAGGGCGAAGTTGTGTTAAATCGTTTCGGTGATAAAGTGATTAGCCCCTGGTACGATGTTCGCAGCCGGGCACTTAAGCAAGCTACACAAATGGGCCAGCTCTTCGGAGTAACGCCAAGCGCGAGGGGCAAGATTGAAACAGGCAAGAGCGCACCAGTAAGTAAATTGGAACTTTTACAAAAATCAAAAATAGCATGAAAAAGAAAATAGAAACAACCGAGCCAGTGGAATTGACAGAGGGCGTAAGTTTTAGAATTGAGCCAAGCGGATTCCATTTCATCCTTTGCCGTGATCAAGGCAGCGGCTTTAAGCCATGTGGCAAGGATGGGCTTTGGAGCGATACGCCGCACCTTTACAGAAACCAATACCTTGCGCAGATAGCTTTAGATTATTTCTTTGCGAATAGCTGAGCAGTATATTGAGGGCGTAGTTACTGGGCGCGTAGTTGTGTGCGAGCATGTGCGCAACGCAGTGAATAGGTATCTGTCGGACAGGGCAAGGGGTTGGGCTTTTTCTGAGAACTATGCGCAACACGCTATCGACTTTATAGAACAGCTTGAGCACTCGACGGGCGACTATGCCGGCAAGCCTTTTAAGTTAGAAGGGTGGCAGGCGTTTATAGTTTGGAATCTGTTTGGGTTTTTAAACCCAGACGGCTCGCGAAGATTTACGCGGGCTTATGTTGAGGTACCTCGAAAAAATGGGAAATCTACTTTCTCGAGTGCGGTAATGCTTTACGGCTTAATGGCCGACGGGGAAAGTGCAGCGCAAGTTTATTCGGCGGCTACAAAACTTGATCAGGCAATGATGGTATTTGCGGAATCTGTCCGCGTTTGTCAAAATGTCGACTGGCTATCTGAGGCGCTGACTGTTAACAACTCTGTAAACAATAGGCGCATATTGTACGGCCAAAGTATTTACAAACCCCTCGAATGGAACCCAAGCAAACAGGATGGACTAAATACGCACTTTGCTGTTATTGACGAATACCACGCGCACCCAAACGATGAGCTTTATAACGTATTGCGCAACTCGATGGGAGCAAGGAGGCAACCGTTGTTATTTACAATTACGACGGCGGGCTTTAATCGTGAGTCGCCGTGCTACAAGCATCGCAATTACTGCGCCTCGGTTTTATCTGGGGCGATTGTAGACGATGCTTTATTTTCTGTAATCTATACGCTAGACGAAGGCGACGATTGGACCGACTCGGCAAACTGGGCCAAGGCCAATCCTAATTGGGGGGTTTCGGTTTATCCGCGTCAATTAGAGCAGGCGCTAACCGAGGCTAAGGAATTTGTACACAAAGAAGTTGAATTTAAAACTAAGCTGTTAAATGTGTGGACCGACACGGCGATGACTTGGATAAATGACAGTACTTGGATGGATTGCGCCGAGTTGCAAAAACTAGACGGTATTTGTTACGGCGGTTTGGATTTGGCAAGCACTGGAGACTTTTGCGCGTTTACTTTGTATTGGCCCGAATACTCGGCGATTAGGACTTGGTACTTTTTGCCAAGCGAGGCAGCATACAAAAGAAAGGATGCGGCCGGGGCAAGTATTAGGCAATGGATTGCAGACGGTGTAATTACTGCAACCGATGGCAACGTAACGGATTATAATTTTATTAAGGCGCAAATATTAGATTTGGCTTTGGAGTTTGAAATTAAAGATATTGCTTATGACCGCTTCAATGCTAGCCAGTTGGTAATTGATTTACAAAACGAGGGCTTGCAAATGTTTCCCTTTGGTCAGGGCTTTATTTCAATGAGTAGCCCGACGAAGGAACTTGAGCGCTTAGTAAAAGACGGCAGGCTTAAACACGATGGCAACCCAGTTACGCGTTGGATGATGGGTAATGTATTACTTGCTAATGATCCTGCGGGCAATATCAAGATTAACAAAGCAAAGAGCGGCGATAAGGTCGACGGACCTGTATCTATTGTAATGGCATTAGGCACGGCTATGCAGGACGCTGCCAAAGAAAAGGAATCAGACTTTTGGTTTATAAGCTTATGAGATTTGTTGACGACTTCATGAACAAGTACTATTTTAACCTTCCTAAGTTTAGAACTTACGAGGATGCCTATAACGCAACCGAGGCCGAGTACCTGGAAAGGTACGGCGTGCCACGCTATAAAAACTACGACGTATTTCGCTCGGCTCTTTGCAGGTGGCTGGCCCAGGGGCGGAATAAATAAGATTTGTTAACAAGGCAGAATTTAAGGAGTTGTAATTTGCACCGATGAATTTAAGATTTTGGGAACGTAAAATAGAAAAGCGGTCAATGCTAACGCAGCCGGCGGACTGGTTCGTTAACACTTTAAACAATATTTTTGGCTACCAAACTAAAAGCGGCCAAGCCGTAAATAATACAACGGCTTTGTCTATTGCATCCGTGCACGCTTGCGTTAGAGTTATTGCTGATGGAATCGCGGGGCTAGGTTTGAAATTGTATAAAGATGACGGGCAGAATAGGGATCAAATTATAATCCACTACGCCACAGCTTTAACTAACGAGCCGAATCCCTATCAAACTAAATACGATTTTACCAAGTACATGACTAGCCACTTGGCGCTAACTGGTAACGCTTACGCTTTTATTAATCGCGACGTGCGAAACATTGGCATCGAGTTGCACCCAATCGCGCCGCAGTACGTTACCCCTGTTATGCAGGACGGCCTTTTATTTTACAAGGTTACACTGGCAGGATACCCGGGCATGATCCCTGCAACGGAAATGCTACACTTTAAAGGAATGTGTGGCGATAATCCGCTAGTAGGTTTAAGCCCAGTAGTATTGCACGCCGAAACTTTAGGTATTGACTTGGCAGCAATCAGCCAGAGCGCAGGCGTTTATAAAAATGGAGTATTGAAATTTTTGTTAACGTCAGACGCCCAGATAAAAATAGACCAAGCGGGGCCTTTGAAAAAATCACTCGACGATGTTATAGACGGGGCAAGCCGTAGCGCTGTGCTTCCCAACGGCATCAAGATGGAAAAATTAAGCCTAAGCCCTGAAGAGGCGCAGTACTTGGAGACCCGTAAATTTAGCAGCGAGGAAATTGCACGAATCTTTGGAGTGCCTGCTTCTATGATAGGCGCAACGGCAGGCATTAAGTCCAGCGTTGAACAGGAGTACCAAGATTTTTACGCGCGTACTTTGATGAGCTACGCGATAAACATTGAGCAGGAACTAGCCCGCAAGCTGTTAACAGAAAATGATAAGCTTACGTATTACTTTAAATTTAATTTTAACTCACTATTGAGGGCCTCCGCTAACGAGCGCGCAGACTATTATAATAAAGGCATCCGCGGCGGCTGGCTTTCTAGAAACGAGGCGCGGGTTTATGAGGATGTAAACGCGTTTGATGGTGGCGACGAATATTTAATTGAAGCCAACTTAATGCCGTCAAGTCAAATCAACGAGTATATGGACGCCAAGATTGCAAACCTTATGGCCACTGCAGATAAAAACAATAATCCCGACGGCGTAAATAATCAAACAATAAACTAACATGAAACAAGAGAGGCGCACATTTACGGGCACCGTCCACACCAGAGCAGAGGGCGAAGGCATGCCAAAAGAAATTGGCGGAATCGCTGCCGTTATTAATTCAGTAACTGACCTTGGATATTTTGAAGAGGTGATAATGGCAGGGGCGTTTGATAATGCTTTGAGTAAAGATTACGATATCCGTTGTTTGTTTAATCATGAAGCCGATTTAATTTTGGGCCGCACAAAGGCAGACACTTGCAAAGTGTTTGTAAATGGCGACGGTAATTTAGAATATACTTGGGTTCCAGATTATGAGAACCCTACGCACATGTCAGTAGTTCGCAGCATTATGCGCGGAGACATTACTCAAAGCTCATTTGCTTTTACAATCAAAGAGCAGAACTGGAGCGAGTCAGAAAAATACGGCACAATGGGAAAGCGTACTATCAAAGTGATCGAGGATCTATACGATGTTAGCCCTGTAACTTATCCTGCTTATGAAGATACAGAGGCAGACGCTCGCAGCATTGCAGCAATAAGAGACCAAGAGCTAGAAATTGAAGCGGCAAAACAAAGCCAAGTCAGCGCGGATATTTTAAAACTTGCTTTAGCCAGATATACAAACTATTAAAAAAAACAAAAATCATGAATAAAATTAAAGCCCTAAAAGAAGAGCGTGGACGTTTGCTCGGCGAATTGTCTACCTTGCAGTCAACTATCGAGCGCGAAGCGCGTTCTATGGCTGACACTGAAACCAACCGCTTAAGCGAAATCGAAGCTCGTTTAGGCGCGATTAAAGCAGAAGTTGAAACCCTAGAGAAATTGCAAAATCTTGCAGCTCAGGCCGCAGGCCACAGCGCAAGCCGTAGCGAGGAAAAAGAAAAGTCTAACATGGCTAAAGATTACAGCTTTAAGCGCGCAATGGAAATGGCTATTACTGGCCGTCGCGAAGGCGTTGAGGGCGAATTTTCTGCAATGGGTGGCGAAGAGTTCCAGCGTTCAGGAGTTTCTGTTTCTGCTCACTCTATCAAAATCCCATCTGAAGTATTTAAACGCGATATGACTGCAACAGGCGGAAGCTCAGGCTCTGAAGGTGGCGTAAACATCCAAACTTCAGTAGGTTCTATTATTGACATTTTGCTACCGAAAACTGTTTTAGCAGGTTTGGGCGTACAGCGTTTGAGCGGGTTGGTTGGAAACTTGGATTTACCAACTGCCAGCACTTTGCCGTCAGCAGGTTGGAATACTGAAAATGGTTCTGCTACCGAGAAGAGCCCAGCCTTCAGCAAAATCACTTTGAGCCCTAAGCGTTTGGCTGCTTATATTCAGGTATCTAATCAGCTTATGCTACAATCTAGCAACTCGATTGACGGGTACGTTCGCAACTGGCTATTAAACGCTATGGCGCAATCTTTGGAAACTGCTGCTATCAAAGGCGGTGGTTCTAACGAGCCTACTGGTATTATTGCTAACGCTAACGTAAACGTAACTTTCGCAGGTGGTGCAACTTCTAACGCTACCAACGCCAACGGCGCCGCTCCAGTTTGGGCCGATGTTGTTAACTTGATGAAAGCAGTAGAGAACGCTAACGGTAACGGAGTTGCTTACTTGACTAACCCAACTGTAAAAGCCAAATTGCAAACAACTAGCCGTCAGGCTTCAGGCGTTGAAGGTAACTTTATTTGGCCTGCGGGTGGTACAGACTTGAACGGTTACAATGTTCAAACTACTACCTTGGTTCCTAGCAATTTGTCTAAAGGTAACGCTACTACTTTGTCAGCTTTGATTTTTGGCGACTTCAGTAAAATGTGCGTGGCAAACTGGGGAGGAATGGAACTCACAGTAGACCCATATTCGGGCGCTACTGCTGGCTTAACTAACGTAGTGCTTAACGCTTATTTGGATACTGCCCTATTGCAGCCTGCGGCCTTCGCAGTTTGTAAGGACATCGTAGCCTAATAACTTGCCCGCTCGGGGGCGTTAAATTCCGAGTGCTGTGGGGAGTATTGACTTACTCCCCTCGGGCCAAATGTTAGTAAAATTTTTGATTAATCCAACAGGGCACTTTAACCTAAGTTACAACTTGGGCGAAGTGGTAGACATTGAAACAAAGCAAGCCGAGTTACTACTTGAGGCTGGGGCTGTTGAAATTGTAGCTGTGCCAAAGACTAAGAAAAAACCGACTAACCCAGAGACCGAACTAGACGCCGAATAATGTTTAAAAGTAGAAGATACACAGCCTTTGCAAATGTAGCAACCGACTATTTAAGTTTGGCCGACGCTAAACAGCATTTGCGCGTTACTGCCTCAGACGATGACAGTTATATTGGTGGGCTTATTTCTATGGCCGTAGATACTTGCAGCAACTACTTGGGCTACTCAATTAAAAAGGGTACGGCAAAATACGGCTTTGATAGCTTTACGGGCTCGCCTGCGCTTATCAATCCCGTTAACGGTCTAAATATACCTTCAGGCAATTATCTGCGCGTAAATAGCCGCGTATTGGCTGTAAACTCTGTAAGTTATGTAAACTCTAGCCAAGCGGTAACGGCATTTGCTGGCAGCGATTGGATAGTAGCACCCGACCCAATGGGCAACTATACGCGAAATATCTTTATTAATACCGCGCCCGACTCGATTACAGACGATACAATAAAATATATTATTGAAGTATCTGAGGGATTTAATCCAGTTGGAACTAGTGCAGTTGACCCCGATACTATTTTCCCAATGGCAATTAAACACGCGGCCTTACTTTTAGTGGGCCAGTATTACGATAATAGGAACGCGATAGTAGTAGGAACCATACAAGCCAAAATATCTTTAGGCTTTGAATACTTACTAGACCCCTACAAAATCCAAATTATACTATAATGCAAGCGGGCGCAATGGATGTACTAGTTAGTTTGCAGAGTTACTCTGAAACTATCGACACGAACACAGGCGAAAAATTGCAGACGTGGACCCAATACGCAACGGCTTGGGCTGAGCGTAAAGAACAGGAAAGCGGAAGCGAGCAAGTAAATGCGGACCGCCGCGAGCATAAGCAAATAGTTTATTATACGGTGCGCTATAACTCAGCAATCGGAGTTAAGGACAGGATAGTTGACGCGGGGCTTAATCATAATATTGTTAACATTGCAAACATAGCCCGCAATTTATATTTGAAGTTGGAAACGGAACTAACAGAGTGAGCAATAAAGTTGAAAATATCGCGGAGGTTATTAACTCATTAAAAGCGATGGGCGTCGAATTAGACAGCCCAGATTTACAGCGTATGCTCAAAGCTCAGGCGTTACCAATAATAAATAGTGCAAAAAACTTAGCGCCTAAAGATAGCGGCGACCTTGCAAAGTCGATAGGATTTATTACTGGCAAGGATAAGG